ATAGTTATGATCGACGCCTTGCAATAATTCTACAAAACACTGAAGAGGGTTCAGAACAGCAAGCCAGATTAAAAGAAAAATTAGATAAGGAATTTGCTACTCAAGCAATTGGAGTTTTAGCGGCGCCTGATACTTATCAAGAACAGTTAGACGTATTAAATGAATTTTACGAAGCACGGCGCGAATTAATTTTAAATAATACTCAAATAACAGAAGAACAGCGTACCGAATTAGAAACCGAATTAACTAATCAGCGCAATGAACGTTTAGCAAATCTTGAACAAAAACGATTAGGTGTAATTTTAGGCAGTAGTTCAGAATTGTTCGGTGAACTTGGCGGACTTGCGAAACAGTTTGCCGGCGAACAATCTGTAGCATACAAAACTTTGTTTGCCGCAAGTAAGGCGTTTGCTATTGCAGAATCGATTGTGGCTATCCAACAAGGTATCGCGAATGCCGTTAAACTCGGGTTTCCTGCAAATATTCCAGCGATAGCAGCGGTTGTGGCTCAAAGCGCTGGAATCCTTAGCACGATTCAAGGAACAAATTACAGCGGTGGCTATGACGCTGGTGGTACGATTCCCGGTGGCAAATTCGGTATAGTCGGTGAATATGGTCCGGAGATTGTTCAAGGTCCCGCTTCGGTTACCGGACGACGTGAAACGGCAGATTCACTTGTGCAGGCTGGTCGCGATAATGCTGCACCACAAATGCAAAATAACATTCGGATTGTCAATAATGTTGATCCAGAGGTATTTGAAGATTTTCTAGGGTCCGAAAAAGGTGAACAGGTAATTATGAACATCATTCGGAATAATCCAGAAACGGTGCAGGCAGTTGGTGGAGCATGACCACAGTTTTTCCATTTATTCCGCAACGAAAAGTTGTCGAAACTTTAGAGTGGAAAACTGAAGTTATTCGCTGTCGCTCTGCTGAACAACGATTATGTTTACGTAACTTGCCGCGAACGGCTTTAAAATTTAATTTTCATTTGTTAGAACAACAAATTGAAGCTGCAACAGTATTGTTGCGCGATTATGGTGCCAGTGAGTTTTTAATTCCATTTTGGCATGAATTAGAAAACGTCGGGAATATTTCTTCAGGTGCTACAAATATTGTTGTTGATACTAGTAATAGTCGTTATCTAGTTGGAGAGTACGGTTTTATTCTTGGAGATGATGGAAGTTATGAAACAGTAACTATAACTACTGTAAATCCGGGAAGTATTGATATAAATGCAATTAGCGCGTCGTATTCTAATGCGTTAGTTATGCCAGCGCATTTGTGTTATGTAAAAGCTCCTTTTCAATTTACGAAACAGGCAGGGGACTATAATATTGCGCGTGCGGAATATTATTTATCACAAGATTTTAATATAACCGCATCGAATCCTTACCCATCTTTTAATAGTTCGTATGTCATGAATGACAGCCCGTTGTTAAACGGATCGGCAAGGGAACGTCATACTAGAGAATTTAAAAGGTTTAATAATCTAGCAGGGCCGATTTTTTATTCTAAAACGTATACGTATCCAATTAGTTCAGGATCGTTAGCGTGGAGTTTTAATACAAGCGCCGAATTGTGGACATTCAGATTGTGGTTATATGGAGTTAAAGGAAAACAGGAATCGTTTTATTTGCCACGTTGGACAAAGGATTTTATTCCGTCACAGAACATATATAGCGGTTATAGTTCGCTTTATATAGAGGCTAACGATTATTTAGATGATACATATACTGGTGCAATTTGTATTGTATTAAAAGATGGTACTTTTGCTTATACAATCGTGACACATTGGGGTTACTTAAACCCTGATGAAAGGCATATGTTTTTGTCTGATACAATAGGTATTGATGCAACATTAGATGAAATTGAAATGATTTGTAGAATGCCAAAAGTAAGGTTTAATTCTGATAATATCGATTTAAATTATTTGGACGGAAACGTTGTTAATGTTAATGTTCCGGTACTTGAGGTTCCAGAATGACATACGCAACGCAAGAGACGTCTATTCAAGATGCTATACCATATTTTTTATATGAATTTGTAACTGATACCGATACTTATAGATACGTAGATTATACAGAATCAGTTACATGGAATTCGTTAGATTGGAGTCCGCTCGCAATAAAACATACGCAAATTAAACAAACTAGCGATTTATCTAAAAACTCGATAAAAGTTACTATTCCGTTAGATAATTCTAGTGCGTTTGCTGATTTATTTATAGGCTGGTCACCAGATTATACAATATCGTTTACGTTATATCGTGTTCATTTTGGTTCAAGTGATGGCCTTGTTTATTGGAAAGGTCGTATTGCTTCGCATAATTTTAAGGATTCGACTATTGAATTAAATTGTGAATCTATATTCACATCTATGCGTAGACCGGGGTTGCGCGCAAGATTCCAGCGTAATTGCAGGCATGCTATTTATTCATCTGAATGTGGCGTTGATAAATCAAGTTATGCTGTAAACGTTGAAATAACAGGGCTGAGTGAGTATGTTTTAACCACAATTGGAGCTTCGGCTTTTGCTGATGGTTATTTTACCGGTGGATTAATCGAATTTTTTGACAGTTCTTATCGGCTAATAACTGCCCATAGTGGAAATGATATAACGCTTTCTCGCGATTCAAGGCAAATAATCGCTGCTATAGCCGGTGCTGGTTATGGTAATAATTATGGAAATTACTATGGTAGTGCAGGTGCTATAATATATCCAGGGTGCGATAGAACATTAGCAACATGTAAAAATAAATTTGATAATATTTTAAACCAAGGTGGGTTTAAATGGATACCGCCAAAAAATCCGACTGGCGGATCATCTATTGTATAGGTGTTATTATGGCTTGGATATACATTATTATTTACGTTATTGCATTAATTGCAGCTTATGCATTGATGCCGAAACCTCAATCTCAACCTCCCCCCGGTATTGACAGTATTAAAACGGCTACTGCCGAAGAGGGGAGGGAAATACCAGTTTTATTTGGAACAAAAATAATAAACTCACCTAACATTGTATGGTATGGAAATTTTAGGACAGTAGCTGTTAAGAAAAAAGCTGGTAAAAAGTGAGTGAGTTAATAATAACAATGGAGGATGTTCGAGCAACAAAAATGTGTTCGAGCGGCACGCGAAAATTTTTTAAACGCCATAATATTAATTGGTCTGATTTCTTAAAAAATGGCGTATCTGCAAAAGTGTTAGAAAATACTGGCGATGCTATGGCATTGAGAGTTGTGGAGGTGGCACGTGGGAGGAAGTAAAAGGGTCACAGTAGGTCACCGCTATTATTTAGGAATGCATATGGTTTTATGCCATGGGCCGATTGATTATATAGAGGATATGCGAGTAGATAAGCGTGTTGCGTGGAGTGGTAAATTTTCTGGAGGTTCGGCAGCGATCTTTCGAGAAGGCTTGTTTGGCGGTGAGGATAGAGAAGGTGGGGTAAGTGGTGTAGTCGATATATTAAATGGTGGTCCGACTCAAGCACAAAATGTATATTTACAATTTCAATTAGGATTTGATATTCCTGCTTTTCGCGGCGTAACTTCTGTTGTATTAAATCAATGCTATCTTGGATTAAATCCATATTTAAAACCATGGTCGTTTAAGGCTAGCCGGGTCCATACTACAGAAAACGGTGATACACAATGGTATGACGCAAAAGCTGCTGTTGCTAAACCGTATGAGCGTTTAATTGGCGAAGATGGTACATGGGTCGATTATTTTAGAGAAGTTAAAATAAATACTTATTACTGGTCTAATCCATATGACTATATTGTAGAGGAAGATTCAAACGGAGAAAGGTATGCTGATATTGGTTCTAATGGAATTTCAACAAAAGGTTATGTTGATGTAAATGGAACTTATGTTATATTTGCAGGGAGGTTAAAATTCCCAGATTTAAATATTGGCCAAACTGTAACTATCACTTTCGATGATGGGTTACGTACCTACACTTTAGTATATACTCAGATTAGCGCCAGTAGTGTTTCTGTATCATGGACAATTACAAATGTAGATCCTGGTGACACGGATACGCCGCTGTTTGGTAGTGGGGTTGTTGGCGATTCCGATTCAAGAGATTGGATAGACTTCGAGGTTATTTATGTGCAGGGTCCGCCACAAAGTGTTGGCTTTGATTTTGGTTGTGCTGACGGAGGGGCGAATTATCTATATGTGCCGGCTTCGATAGGTGCAAATGAAAATGTAAGTATTTCAATTGTCCCATCTGATTCTATACATGTATCCGAAATTAGAGTAGGACCGGAAGACTTTGTTTTGAGCGGTGATATGAATCCGATTCATATTATTCGTGAATGTCTGACTAATTCTGCTTGGGGTATGGGTTATTTAGCTGCTGATATAGATGATACAAATTTTCAAGCTGCGGCAGATCAATTATTTACCGAATCAATGGGCATGTCTCTTTTATGGGATCGACAAACTAGAATAGAGGATTTTATACCTCAAATAATTCGCCATATCAATGCGGCATTGTATGTTGATCGAACTAACGGTAAGTTTGCTATTAAACTAATACGTGATGATTATTCACTTGGAAGTTTGATAACGCTAGATGAATCTAATATTTTAAAAGTTTCCGATTATAGTCGTGTTGATTTAGGGGATGCGGTTAACAGTATTACTGTAAATTTTTGGGACTCCACTATTGGAGAAACCGGTAGCATAACTGCTGACGATCCAGCGTTAATACAGCAACATGGGGGTGTGATAGGTAACACAATTCAATATCCTGGATTTACAAATAGTGCAATTGCATATAGAGCGGCTGCTCGCGATCTTCGCTCTTTATCGTTTCCGTTATTGAGTTGCACTATTGAAGCAAATAGAGATGCAGCAAGTCTAAATATTGGCGATGTATTTAAATTCGAATGGCCGGATTATCATGATGGATATGTGGTAATGCGGGTTATGCAAATCGGGTTTGGTGACGGAAGACAAAATAAGGTAAGGATAACTGCTACAGAGGATATATTTAGACTTCCATCGCAACCGTATATTGCGCCAGAAGAAAGTGGCTGGAAGGATATTGGTGGGGACCCTATAGAGTCTGATGTTATTATAGCCGAAGAAACGCCGTATTATGAATTAGTACAAATTGCAGGGCAAACTACGGTAGACAATCAATTAACATCAAACCCCGAAACTGGTTATTTAGCAGTCGCGGCAAAGTATCCGGATTATGGATTGAATGCGCAATTGTGGGTAAATGATGGAAGTGGATATGACAATAAATCTGTTTTGGAATTTGCTCCAACGTGCGAACTTGCAGAAGATTTGCCTGCTGCATCATCCGGTAGTGTCGTTGTATCTATTACCTATGAAAACGATATCGCGATGGATATTGTTGAAGCGGGTACATTTGCACAAGTAAACGATGAAATATTGGAAATCGTTTCTGTTAATACTGATACCAACACGCTTACATTAGGTCGCGGTCTTTTGGATACTGTTATTTCTAACCACAGTTCTGGTGATACTGTCGTATTTTGGGATAGGTACGCAGGGAGCGATGAAATAGAATATGTAGACGGTGAAACCATCAATGTAAAGGTATTAACTAATTCTGCCAATGGAACGTTGGACGTAGCTACGGCGTCAGCTAATCCTGTGGTTATGGATTCCCGTGCAATTCGTCCGTATTTGCCAGCGCAGTTTAAAATTAATAGTTCATATTTTCCGGAATATATCGATGGGCAAACTGCATTTTCTATTTCGTGGGTTCATAGGGATAGAACGCAACAGACTTCTGGAACTTTTTATGATTTTCTGGATGCATCCATTGGACCGGAAACTAATACGACATATGAAATAGACCTGTATGATGAAACCGGGACATTTGTAAAGACTGTAACCGGAGAAACAGGCACAAGTTGGTCGTGGTCTAGTGAGGCAGAAGATAGCGAAATAGAGGGCGGCGTCGAATCTTCTTATCAGGATGTTGTTACGGCTGCTGGTCCAACAGCATATTGGAACTTAGATGAATCGTCCGGAACGGACATAGTTGATAGCATAGGGGGATATGATGGAACTTACTACGGTTCGCCTACATTAGGGGAAGATCCTTTAGTATTGGATGGAACGTCAGTTACATTTGACGGTAGTAATTATGGTTCTATTCCAGACAATGCAGCGTTGCGGCCTGGAACTGGCGAATATGCAATTGAATTTTGGCTAAATGCTACAACGGCTACTAGTTATGGAATGATTTTCGGTAAGTTTGAAAATTTTCTGCCGTATGCTGGACCTACTATTTTCTTTAATTGGAATGGAGGAAGTGCGGGTGCCGGTTATATAACTTTAAGAGATAGTGCTACTGCTGGATATTGGGTTGCTAGTATCACAAGCGGCTTAAATGATAATGTTTCACGTCATTATGTATTGCAACGTCGTTTAACAAGTAGTGGTCCAGATGTATATAAATTAGAGTTATATATTAATGGGGTTTTAGATAATTCAACTACTTTATCTACTGTAGTGGATCATAACAATAGCAATGATATAAATTTTTTGTCTAGAGTGGCAGCGGGACAATATGTAGTTGGAACATTTGATGAATTCGCTTATTATGTTGGATCAGCATTAACGCCTTCGCAAGTGTTAGATCACTATCAAGCAAGATACGGTTCTGGTGGTGCTAGTTATAGATTAAACGGTCAAATTCGAGCAGTATTAAAATCAAAACGGGATGGGTACTATAGTAGAGCAAATTATGACGTGACCGTTAGACGAGAAGGTTACGGTTTTCAATATGGTTATTTTTACGGTGGAGGTTCTTAATGGCTGCTGAATCGAGTCCAATTGTAGGATTTAGTTTTCGTTACGCTTTGGGTGAATCTGGGTGGAATACCGGATACGATGTTAATTGGCGTTTATTAGAAATGTTGCTGGCGGGTAACGTAGCGTCTGCAACGACTACAGCGGAACCGGGTGCGCCTGGTGCTGGTGACATATACATTGTTCCCGATA